AATAATTTATTTTATAGTTTCTGAACAATTTATGTATATTTAAGGATTTTAAAAGAAACCGACGATTTGTTTAACAAGGTGGCTTGGTGCAGCCTTGTTATGATATGAGTGGATGGCCTTTTAAAAGAATTTTTTATTCATTTTTTAAATAGGACATAAGCTTGGAAAGTAGACTGTCTCATGCAGCCTTTGGAGCCGTAAGCCGTGAGCATAAACAATTTGAGTTTATGAATATAAAAGACATTACTATAAAGTTTAATTTTAGTGCAAAGACAAAGTGTCACGTTCATATACACTTTTCGATCCTTATTTTATGATAATTATGTATAAGCGAAGCTCAGCGAGCGTAAACGTATATAAATTTGAAAATGCACCAACAATTAAGCATTCATTGAGACGTAATGCACAATGTGGGTTTATCCCACATTCTGGTGAATTTAATTCACCTAAGGAATATGGAAATTCCAAATATAGCGCTAAAACGACTTTTAAGATTAATAATCTTAAAAAGACCCGAAAAATTTTGTTAGAAAAACAGAGATCCGGAAAAAATAGTGAAAAAAAACAATATGAAGCTGCGTTACAAGTTGTTAAACGTAAGCTTGATTTTGAACCGCATTCTTCTTTATTTTATGAGGAACAAAAATTTTCTGACAAATTGATTTATGACGATGTAACTTTTGTTGATTTTTTAAAGACTTATATACCTGATTTGAGTAGCAGAGAAAAATTGATTAATTTATCTGACAGGATGAAAATTGTCTTACAAACTTTTGCTAATGACACTACGCAATTATTGAATGTGAATATAAAGAAATTTAGAAATTTTCTTCAATTGTATTACAAAGGTCTTGATTCCGACATCGTGGAATCAATATTAGTATTAGTTACAGGATTAGCATCATCAACCAGTGTTATTAATTTTATTTCTATAGTTTATTTATTTCTGAAGGAACGTAAATTGTTTAGTTTATGGCCGTATGTTAAACAATTGTTTGAAGACTATGGTGTTATTTTTCTGCCACATTCTGGTGATTCTTGCAATGTGGAAGATTCAACACATGCGAATCATTTTGATTTGTTGAACGTTTTTAGGTCAAGTTATAAAAGTTTTAAAAACATGATGAATGGTAAAGCTTTTAAAATTTGTTCTCAAATTTTAATGTTATTAATTACTAATACTGCGTGTGTTGGAGGGTTATTAGACTTCAATATTGCAGGTTTTAAAATTTTTAATGAATCTTTTTTAAAGAAGATAACGTCCAAAACTACCACGACTGCGGTTGATGTGTTTGATTTAATTATGGAATCTGTGGATTATTTCATAGAAATAGGTCATTTATGTTTTAAACATAAGTCTTTTAAACCATTATTGTTTGATAATTATGAGCAATTAGTTAAAGCTGAATTGCATGTTAAATTTGTGTCATCGTGGCCAGCTGTTAAAGAACTTGATTGGATTAATTCTGGTTTTAGGGATGAAGTTGATTACCGAGAACAGGCAACCGAATTAATCGAATATTATAAGAAGCAATATGCAGCTTTGAAACATTTGAATAATCACGAAGCCGAAATAGTACGTAGAAAATGGGAGGTTATAGAATCCAAGCTGCAAGAAATGGTACGATTGTCTATGTGTGGTAGATTGCGCAAAGCTCCTTTTGCTATATGCATACACGGAGGATCGAGCGTTGGGAAAAGCTCAATATCTCAAATTCTTACAACTAGTGCAGTCATTGCACAAGGAGGAAATCCTAGCCCGGAGTATGCTACAGTTTATAATCCAAACGATAATTTTTTTTCTACTTACAAGTTTGGAACTGAGGCTATTTTATTAGATGATATGTGTAATACAAAACCAGATTTTGTTAAGAATTCACCTGTGGAGAAAATAATAGAATTTGTTAATAATATTGCTTCATATCCTGTGATGGCTGATTTGGCTTCTAAAGGAAAAATTCCATTGGAACCTAAAGTAGTAACGGTAACAACCAATGTAGAAGATTTATTATCAAACGTGTATTCTATGGAACCGGTATCAATAATGCGTCGTTTTAATTTATTTGTATCTGTACAAGTTAAAGAAAAATTTGCTCGGAACCCGGGAGTGGCACCTCAACATTTACAATTGTGTCCCAATTTAGCTAGAGAGTATACGAACTCAATTAATAGCAGCGATAATTTGGACGTTATTTTTGCAGATTTGTGGGACATTTATTGCTTTACTATTGAATCTACTGGGAATGACGGTAAAGCTCTTATTTTTAAGAAACCTATTAAAAGCGACAAACATGGAAATTGTTTACCTATGTCTATACGTGAGGTGCACACTATGGTGTGCGCTATGGCAAAGAAACACAATGATGACCAGAAATCTGTAGTGAA